TTATAGTATGTTTTAGGTGATTCTAATAATAGTTTTATACTTGAGCTGCTAAACGCCCATTTATTCATAAAGCCATAATAAAAGTCATCATCTAGCATTTTAGATAACAGTTCTGTTTTATCGTAGTATTTTCCGTCTAATAGTTTTATTTGATTTTCTAACATATCTAGTATTATTAAGTCCAATTTATTTAAATATTTTTTCTATACAAAATGTAATGTAAAGATGAATCGTTAGGAATATTATACTTTTTTAATAGTTGTGAATATGTCATTCCATTTTTTCTATCCTCTCTGATTTTTAATATTGTTTCTGTAGGATATTTTCTATTTTTACTCGATGCATAAGTTGCTCTTTTTACTCTATCTTGTTTAGGACAATCCATTATATTTTGACTTTGTGTGCCTATTGCAATATTATCAAAAGAATCATCATCTCTTTTACCATTTAAATGTCTAACAACAATACCTTTATGATACATATCATTTTTATATTTTTGATATGCTTGTAATCTTGATATTTTAAATGCAGCATATTTAGTATAATCTTCTTCTTTTCTTAGCTTATAATATTTGTAGCCATTTTTATAATATCCTTTTAAAGTTTTACCATCAGGATTTAAAAGCACACCTTCTCTGTTTACTCTATAGTCTTTGTTGTGTGCGTATATTTCGTTTTTGTTGAATGTGTTTGTCATAATTTAAATAAAAATTCTTGTAATGCTGCTAGTATTCTCCACGCTGCTTTAGCTAGATGTAACATACCATCGTCATCATAAGGGTTAATACTATGATCTATTATATGCCTTATTGCTGCATCTAAATGATCTTTGCTTTTACTTTTATCCCAATGTAACGGTTTATCAGGATGGTGTTGTTTGTTTCCTATCCAACTTACTTTACTTATTTCTAGTAATGCTAATGGGAAATACTTTAATACTCCAGTATAAACTGGCATCTGTTTTCTTTCTTCGTGTTTATTAGTATTCTTCATATGTCATTCTATATGTTAAATAAATATATATGTCGTTATCTACTAATTTATATCTTTTACCTTCCATCTCAAACCTAAATATAAATGTAAACAACTCTACTTCTATTTCACTTCCTACTTCTGGTACACTATCGAAATCTAACCATAAAGAGTTTACTGTGTCTAGTAGTTTGTTTTCTACATCTTCAGATGGTTCTTGTCCTACTATGTCAGTCAAGATGTGTATCTTCATATTTCTTTAATTGTTGTTTAGCTTCGTTTCTTTCGTTTACCGCACCGTCTCTTTGAAATTTATATTGCATTACCGCTTTCAATGCTAGATCTCTATCACGTTTTAATTCTATTATATGCCATTGTATATCTAGAAATGCTTCTATTACTTTTTTTAACTCTTTGTTGTCTTGTGCTTTTTTATTCCATTTATCTAATAAAGCTAATATTGTTGAAATATTATTATCGCACTCAAATTCTTTAATTGCGTCTAGCTTTTTATAAGCATCTATCAAATCCTGATTCATTGTTTATATAACTTGCTTGTGATTCTTCTAATAAATATACTTCTTTTTCTTTTTTCTTTTTAGTCCATAGTGTTGTGTCTGGACAATTTAGTTTCTCTAACTCTGGTAAATCTAATTTGTTTAACCAAAATATATACATACCTTTCGGATCAAACACTAGATATAACTTATGTATTTTTTGTGGTAATTGTAACAATCTTTCATACTTACCTTTCTCTAATAATTTTGTTTCATAATATTTATGTCTAAATTTCATTTCTATTACGCATTCATTTTTCTTTGGTGTTAAACCTTTTGCATCAAAATATTCATAATCTTCACCACACCAAGTGAGGTTCCAACCATCTATATTTAATATATCAACTACAGTTTGTTCCCATTTATGTACTTCTTTTATACCCATTTTTATAAATAACATTTAGCTCGTCTACAAACTCTTGTATTCTACCTATTATATGTTCACCCCTACAAGTGCATAAACTTTCGTAAGGATGATTAAAATACTTTGCGTGTAGACTTTCGATTAATTTAAGTTCGTTTTTTGCTATTGTGTTATTTTTAACTCCTTTAAATTTAGTCCATTGATCGTAATCAATTTGTATCATTTGTACATTATCTGTCATCTTTTAATTTGTATTTTATTCCAATCGTCTTTTCTTTTATCACAGCCGCAATCTTTATAGCCAAATAGTTTTGCTACCCAAGTTGCAATTCTTTTACCATAACCAAATGTTATTATGTTAATTATTTTTTCTGCTAGATCCCCTAGTCCAATCGAATTTCTCATATTGTTTTTTTACAAAATCTTTTACTTTTAAATATGTGTTTCTTAAAGATACATAACTTATATTAGTTTCTCTTTGTAGCTCTGATATTTTCTTACCGCCTGATAGTAACTCAAATATTGTAATATCATACCAGGTAAGTTTCTCTCTATAATCATTTGTAAATTCTTCTAGCTTATTAAATAACATATCTTCATCTATTGTACTTTTTTTACCATACTTAGCTAGAGCTGAACTTAAATCAAAGTTCTCACTATCAGATGTAATAATTAAATCTTTACGTTTATTGTTGTGTTGTTTTAATCTAAGGCAAGAATGAAATATAATTTTATAACAGTAGAAATAATTTATATCATCATCTCCATATCTAAGATCTTTACCCTTCTTTGTTAAGTCATCTATCTTTAAGTATAGCTCTGAAACAATATCTTTGCAGTCGTCATCACCGCAGTTAAAAGATTTACATATCCTTAACCAATCTTTATGTTTCTTATATGCTATTTCAAGAATCACGCTTTTCTATTAAATGTAATAAATTTTTATTATTTATACTAAACCCTACATTATTAGCTAGTGATCTAAACTCTATTGGATTTTCCATAGGTGTAGGTCTACCACCACTATCTATTTCTTTTATTTTAATTACAGCTAAATACGTATCAGTCCAATACTCTGGATGATTTGTGTACCTGTGAAGTATTAAAAAATTATCACTTTTATTTAAAAATTTACCTCCACCTTCAGCTGATCCTGCACTAGGTGGCTGTATATATCCTTCAAACTTATGTCCGTTAGGGTGTTTATGTCTTAGTGATTCTGTTACTGCGTGTGTAATTAAATATATAGAACATTTGTTTCGTCTAGTAAATAAACGATAATCTCCCATAACTGCGTAGTCGTATTCGTGACCACCATATGTTTTCATTAACTCTTTATCTCTTATAAGTGAATTGTATGGATCTATTAATAAAGCGTGGTAATTAAATGTTTTTTTAATTTTTTCTGCTTGTCTTAATAATTCGCTAGATGTAAATGTTTCATCTATATCTATATATCTAAAGTGTTCGTGTATCCATTTAATTTTTTCTTTCCATACCTTATCTGGTATTTTATTAAATGGTAACCCTATTAAAAATTCACATAACTTTTTACTTATACTGCTTGGTTCATTCTCTGCAGAATATATTAAGTATTTTAAATTATACTTAACAGCATATAACAAAAGTAAATAAAGTAGTGTAGTGGTTTTACCTGTTGATGCGTGTCCAAGTACTACATTAAAGTTACTAAACTTAAATCTCCAGTACTCGTCTATCTCTGGTATTCCAAGTCGTAGACCTTCCTTTATCTTACCATTACGTATGTCATTCAGCCTACTTACTTGAGATTGTAAAGAAACCGTATTAGAATGGGAGTCCGTCATCGTCATTGTTGTTTCGATCAGGACTGTGTTCCTTGCTTGTTATTTCTTTGTAATTGTTACTTTCTAGTTTGCTATAAGGTTTACCAGCTTTACTTAGCATTGTAATAAATTTAAGGTAACCTTCATTCTCCTTTATATGTTTTTGTACATCAGGATCTTTTAATTGCTCTAAAAACTTTTCTACATTTAAACTGTTCTTAGATACTATAAAACTTTTTTCATTTGTGTAAGTGTAAAGTCCATTTACAAATACAGTATCAGTTTTTTGCGACATTGTTTTGTGGTTTAGTTGTTAGTAAATTATAATATGCTATTGTTACTTGTCCTATTGAACTTAGTAATTCGCTTTGTGCTTGCGATCTTTTTTCTGTGTCTTGAAACTTTAATGTTTTTTGCCAAGCATCACTAGTTACAGTTTCGAACCCTAGCTTAGACGCAACAGATAATGCTATACTTTGTTGCTGTGTTAGAGATGTATTTGTTGTTGTACTAGTAGTTGTTGTAGCTTGATTGTTTTCTACTTTTTTCATTTGTTTACCGTTTTGAATTATTTTTTTATTTACCATTCTTTCGTTCAAAAGGTACGTAACATTATCACCTTTTGCAAATGGGTACGGTTTGTTAGATGGATAATTGAATACTGGTATATCACCATTTTTAAGTGATACTTTATATTCTTTCATTTCTGTTCCATCTTTACCAGACCAAGTTTTACCTTCTTCGATCCAGTCTATAGTTGATTGTCTGTTTTGATTTTGTGCTAAGCTCATTGTGTGTTTATTAAATTAAATTTATCTGCGTAAGCTAATAATTCTTCTAGCTCTTTTGTTTTTTGTTTTTCCTTAGATAACTCTTTTTGTAGAGATTCTATTCGTAGTCTTTGCCATTTTAATTGGTCATTCACAAAGCCATCAGCTTGTGTTTTTATTATACTTAAATCGTTTTGTGTGTACATTTTTATAATTGTTTCCTCAAAGTTATCAAATTTTTTTTATAAAACAAATGTTTTTCTTCTAATTCGTAATTTTCTATTTTAATTGTTTGTTTAGATAATAGCATTAACTTATCTGCAGTACCCTTACCGTGTAACTCATCTATACGTTTACCATATGTATATTGATTACCTGCAAGCCAATTATTACAATACGCACATTGCGGATAAACATTACGTTCATCATACCTAGTTACTAAAAATCTTCGTGATACAAAATGACCAGCGTGTATCTGACCACTATTCCAAATATGTTTCTTACCACAAGTTATACAAGTACAATACCCATTTTTATCAGCGTGTTTTCTACGTATGTATTCGCTAAACAACCTATCAATTTTTTTAATTAATTTTTGTCGCATTTTGTAAATATAAAAATTTTATTATATTATGTACAGTACTATATTGTATAAGTTAATTATGTATAAGATAATAATGTATGTACTATATAGTACTAGAGCTTCTGTATTTTTTCGAAAGATCTACCACCAAAGTATGCTCCTATTATAAGTAATAAGATTTGGTTAATAGCACCTAGTTCATATTTTAAAAAGAAACCTGCAGTATATACTATTGCAAAGAATACTAGGGTTAATGGTCTTACGTTTTTACTAAGCCACGAATCTGATAAAGCATCAGCTTCCCATCTACGAGTAACCGATTCCATCTCTTTAAGGTCAATTTCAAGCAATTTAAGACCATATTCTTTATCTTCTGGACTTATACCCTTATCTTCTACTAAAAGACGTTTGACGAGTCCGAGAACGCCTTTATCAGGTATTGTCTCCGCTAGACTCTGAAACACCCCCGACTTCCCTAGTAGGAACTGACCTAGTTTCGTCTCTTTGAACTTTTTTCTTTCTTTGCTCATACTTTACTTTTTTAGGTTTTTCTACTTTAGGTTCTTTAAACTCTATTAAACCTAAATTAGTATTGCGATATACTAAACCTCTATTTAAACCTTCTACATAACTACAATGTACCCAACTAGGACTATCGTCATTATACTCCCATATTAATACATCAAACTTTAAATTGTCTTTTATGTAATAAAATATATCTCTGTTAGATACATCAGTACCATCGTTGTCTATATCTATAGCTTGTCCAGTAATGTGTTTGCTGAATTTTGATCCGTTAACCATACGATTCAAATTTTCACACCTATACATACTACTTACGTAAATAGGTTTATTAAAGTGATCTCTAACGGGTTGAAATATTTTATCTGCTGTTAGCTTTAAGTTGTCTAGTATTACTCCGTGTGCTGTGTTTTCTATACGTCTACGTTTAGCTGTTTCAGATCTTATCGCTTCAGCGTATGTTAAATTTTTACTTAATTTCATTTTAATAATATTTATTCATAAACCACTTTAAGAATACTGTTGCCCAAAACATAGTTAATAATAACCATACTGTTGAGTAAATAATATAAGGTACTTGTAGCCAAAATGCATCTTTAATACCTTCCCAAATTTTATTTAAAAAGTTTTTCATAATATTTATTTTTAATAAAGTTAATTATTTTTTATTTAATAACTGATAGATCTTTATCAACGTATAAATTGTAGTAACTACTATTAACAATCCTTGTAGTACAGAATTGATTTCTGATATTGTCATTATTAATGTAATTATTGCTAATATTGTTGGTTCAAATCCATTCATTTTAATTTATTTTAAATGCCATATATATATAATCTTCTCCAGACACATTAGTACCCCCATCACCTGAAGTAAACCCTGTTGATGTCAAAGCTATTTGATTTCCAGAATAAGATTCAGCATTAGTTAAGTCAGGAAACAATCTGTTGTAGTCACCTCTTACAGAATCAAATATAAACCAACTAGTTGTACGAGAGTACGCTTTCACCATAACAAAATCAGCTGCAAACCCCACATTAACACTTAAAGTTCCACCATTCCCAGTATAACTTCCAAACTTGCTATATCCAGCTACTGAATAAAAACAGTAGGAAATATAATCAGCACCGCTAACATTTGTACTTTCACTTGTACCTGTGTTTTGATATATTACTGTAGCAGACGGTCTTGCATAATAAGGGTGGTTTGCAGCTGTCGCACTATTTTGTTC